TTCTTCAAATAATGCGCGTTTTTGTTCGGCGTTCATTAATAAGTAAGGTAATCTAATTGCCTCTAAATGCATAGGTTTTACCTCTACTGATTCTTTTTTAACTTTGTCATCAACTGGTACTACTTTATATACACCACCGGTACCATATTTAGCTGGTACCCAGATAGTTTTCTTGGGGCCTTGTTGAGCGCTAATTTTAACTCTCTTAACCATATCTTGGTACTTAGAGCCGTAATCGGCTTCTTTAGCTTCTGTCTTAGTTTTACTTTCACCCGGGGTAATACGCTTCATCTCTTTTGTGCCTTCTGGGGTACCCCATTCGTATTTAGAAATCTTAACCGCACCTTGTGAACCTGGTGCTACTGCTTCTTGAATGCCCATGTGCTTTCTCACATCGTGGTATAATGCATCTTTATGTTCTGGTTTCATCTTGGAAGGTAGCGCGGCATGGAATTTGTTCTTTCTGCCAGCTGTAGCATGCTCGCGCATCTTTGTACCAGAAACACCAGATGTACCTTCTGCATCAGGATCTCTTTCGCCTGACGAATGTACTTTAATAGATTTAAAATTATAGCTACCGTGCGCGCTGTTTACACCATTATACTTATGAAGTAGCTTATGGTATTCTTCTACCCGATCAGATCCTGCAACTACATGCAAATGCTTAACACCTTGTTTTGCCATTTCAGCTGCATGATGCAAGATGGTAGGGTGTTCTTTAGAGGCTGCTTCAATATTGGTACCCGGGAATGCATGTTGCGCATGCTTCACCTTAACATCGGCAGGTAATGGGTTCTTACCATCTTTGGTACCGCTTGTATGAGATAGAACTACCTTATGAACGGCATTGTGTTCTTTAGCAACTTCATGAACTTTATTAATAACCTGTTCATGTCCGGTAGTAGGTGGGTTCATACGGCCATACGCAAGTACGCCGTGTTTTTCCGGTGCTTCTGTTAAGTAGTATTTAAAGTCCATGGGTATTTAATTAGTTAACCGTTTATTTATCTTTCTTTTTACCTAGTGACATATTTATTCGCCAATGCGCCAATTGCTTTTCTCTGGGTGTAGCTGAATCAGATGACCTGACTTTCTTTAGCTGGGTAATGGATTTACCTTTGAGACCGTGTCTTGCCATGTCACCCTTATCCTGTGGGTTACGGCCGTCTTGAAAGTTCTCTCTAATGTCTTTGAATGTTTTCATCTGGTCCCTATTCCTAAATAGCTATTGACTTTCAGTTGCTTTGCTTGTATAATCTTTATGTGGGCGGTTGAGAATTACCTTGGTCTAGCAGCAAAATTTGCTCTACTAAACTCTGCTCTATCCACAAACTTAGTCGGTCTGTTATTCCTGATAACGACAAAGCCTTCTGGTTTAGCAGGCTTACCTTCGGTGATCTTAGATGATCCAGGTTCAGGTATCGAATGTTCAAACTTAGGTTTAGCAGATAACGAATGAACTAATTGGTCCTTGGCAGCCTGTAGATGGTGATGCATATCTAAGATCTTTTGAAACTTATCAGAGTGCTTCTTTACATGGGCTAGATCTTCTTGCATCTTATCGGTCTTAGTACCAACAGCCTTTGCCGTCTTCACCTTAGCAATACCTTTTAGATGTTGGTCTCTTAGGTGCTCTGTATACCCTTCAACCGATGGCTTTGTACCATCCCTTACAGTTTTATTAATATAGGTTTTCAAATGTTCTTGATGACCTTCAATAGCACCGTAATGTTTCTTATCAGTGCTATTGAAAGCCTGTTTAGCCTGAGTCATGTGATGTTCATACGTATGTGACTGATTCGTATTGAGATCAGCTTTATGAACATCGTCAACGGTACTTATAACGTGAACGTCAGGGTGCTTTGGAAAGTGAGAAAGATCTGCACCGTATTGCGCTTTCATACCCGCCAATGTATTACCTTCGTATGCAGTATGTACGGCTACACCGAATTTAGATGTAGCAATCTTTTTACCTTCTGCTGAACTATGCGGTGTTGAATAGGTAAGTGTGTTTGGTTTGAAGTGAAACTTACCACCTTCATTTACAATGTCACCATGGGGGTTAGTTTTAGATTGAATACCTGAATGCATTACGTCACCTTGGTAGACACCAGTCTTAGGTGTTACTTTAGGTAGGTGGTCTAACGCTTGTTTTAACTTCTGAACTAAACCTGGCGCATGGCCGTGATTCTTTTCGATATCTTCTGGTGTATAATTTAACTTAGGATCTTTATTGAACGCCGACTTGGATGCAACAAAAAATGCACCGGTCTCTGGATGATGGCCGAATACTATACTAGGGCTTCCGTCATACTTAGTTGCAATCTTAGTCTTATTCTTTTTACCGTTAACCTGGTCTTTAACGTCTTCTAAGTTATGATAGGCATGAGCAAAGCCATCCATACCATCATTGATGACATGGTCTTCAGCATGCTCTAAATGGGTTAGTTTTTCTTCTGAAGCTTCAGCAAGATATAAGTTAAATTGCATCATTTGAAGGGATTCTTTTTTAATGTACCTGGTTTTAAGGAATACGGGCTGGTAGGCATATCAGTAATTTTAATCTCTGGCTGAATCTCATAGAATCCAGATGCCGAGCTACGTACTCCTATTCTCATTTTAAAATTCCCCATACTCTTGCGGGGTTGCCCTATATTAGGAATATCTCTAGGTAAGTTAAAAGGATTTAAAGTCCCTATCATATAGAAATCATCACCTGCCTGGAGGTAGTATGCAGGTTCTTCTTTTGCCTGCAGATAGTGACCGGCAACTAGCTTACCTAGATCAACATTTGGTACATCAAGAATATACTGCTGTCTTGTCTTAAAGTACTGTACAACTGTCTTATAAGGTACCGCATTTGGTAAGGTAAGTGGACCTTTAGTAGACGGTAATATCATCTTTTGCCAATCCAAGCCTGCAAACTTAGCAATATCTTTTAAAAAAATATTTGTCTCTTTACTCTTAGAAAGATAATCAATAGCAAAGGTCTTAACAGGGTCTAACGGTCTTGCAGCATCCCATTTGCCTTTAGTATACGAGACTCTCGGGTTTCCTAAATTATCAGTATGATTCATTTTAACTTCCATCCAAAAAGTCTTACCTTTATACGTAATCTTTACATCAGGAAACTTTACCGAAACCATAGGCCTATCTGCTTTAACGCCGGGTAGACTACTGATATACTTTGCAACATCGTGCTCATACTTATCGGAAGCTGCTGACATTTTTTACCCTCAATGTTATTTCCTTATATTTATACAATAAAAAACCCCCTGTCGGGGGCTAAAAATTAGATTTTTAAGTAGTGATTAATGATCTTATCTTTAATCATATCGGGAATACTGAGATATGGCCATTCTAATTCATAAGGACAACCCAAAGTATCCCATTTACGGTTAACTAAAAAATTACGATACTGTTCGACATGCTTCTTGTCATCAGGGCTAAAGCGAACACGTTGACGTTGAACTTGTGCTAAAACATTCATTCTTCGGTCACCGTATTATAATTAACTACGTGAATCATCTTTTCTCCCATCCAAGGTGATCCGGTTTCAGCTTGATATGAAGTACCATCACCATGACCTTCTTCCATGGCTTTATTCATCTTATGAAATTCCTCATAGGTAATTTCTCTGGTAGTTAGAATACGTTCACCAAGATTCATCTGGCTAAATTCATCAGCTTCAGACATGGTAACGGTATCAGCGGCATGCTCGGCCTCTTTACATTCAATAACGTACCTGGTACGAAACATCTGAATAGCATCTACAACAAATAAAGGCATAACGACTCCATAATAAATTAATGCCGGTTACGATTTCCGGCGTCTCTTAAGAGAGACCGTTCAAGTCACATCAGTTAAAAACTGAGCTACCAGCTGCAGCGTAAGCAGCGGCAATCATACGACGTGAGGGCGTACCCAAACGGTATGCAGTTTTTCCATTCTTAGCAGTGTTGCTATAGATGGAATAACCTTGTGCGCGCAACTCGGCAACGCGAGCGGACACAGAGGTTTCTGTAGTACCAAACAAACCTGCCATTTGACCGGCGGTAAATTGACGACCATGTGACAAAGTTTTAAGTACACTGTTTTGCAAAGACATAATATTTCCTTAATATAGAAATGCCCCACCACTAAAAAAGTTACGAGGGCGGCGGTCTTTCCCTCGTAACAGAGAATTAAGCTTCAGCTAGTTCTTTAATTGACTCAAGTTCTAGATCGACTATTTCCTCTTTCACAGCCTCAATTATAGGCTGTTTCACCGATTTCGTCAACTCTTTCTTTCCCAGAATCTCGATAATATCTGATGCATAAGCAACGAATTGGTCTTGATCCAGAAGAAACTGACATGCTTCTGGCTTGGTCATGGGGTTGGGAAGCTCAATCAAATCAATATCCGTATCTCCCTGCTTCTGCAAGTTCTTAATTCGAAGAACCTTATCAGAACAGAAACGAACTTTAATATTACCTTGATTACGGGAAACACCTGCTACTGTAAACATATCAATACCTTTCATAATATAAAAAAATACTATCAAACACCTAGGCCTTGGCCTGCCATAAGATAGTTGGTTACCTTGGTAACCATTACATCCTTAGAAGTTGCTCG